CGCCAGTACTTTTCAGGCTTGGTCATAGTAGTCCACGGCGCGGGAGGGGCTTGATCATAGTAGGCAAGGTGAGCGAGCGAGTGAGTGAGTGAGCGGGGAACTAATATTAGTTGAACGTAAGGTGTGTGGCTATAAGAGTCCAACTAATATTAGTTGATAGAACAATGTAGTAACCGCTACGAAAAGGCTAGCGCGGACGGGTGATAGGTAAGAGAGAGTATCCAAATAGCCCATTTATACCGGTAAGCCTCCGTAACTTACAATTATCTACTTTTGTAATGCTAGAGATAATTGACCGTGAAGTTCCTTACATGAACGGTATATCGCTTACAACCTACGGTATTCAGGGTTACTAGCAGCACAAAAGGGGGGAAAACGGCAGGAAAAGGCGTTACAAAAATCAAGAAACCCCTAATAATAATAATAAATAAGTTTGTATTGTTGTTGTGTGCTGCCTGTACCCTACAAAAAAAACCATAGGAATTGCACGAGTTCCGGGGCACCACGAGTTCTCCAAAACTAGTTATTTGAATACACATTCCATGTTCGGACCTCGCTCAGGAGCTCTCTCCGCTAGACTGCATCACATCGTACCGCTTTGCAGCTTCACATACATACACCGTTTCACCCCCTTGCAAGTCGTTGATCTATAAGGCATTTCTAAGTAAGCCCGAATAGTTACGTGTTACGTTTCTACATTGAAAGTTACATAACGAGTAGGACTAAGCTTACTGGTATCCTAGTGACACTCCTCTCTAAAGTTGTGGTACAATTCAATCGGTCACATATTGTGATACACTTCAGTTCCCTCAACCACATTACCTATTTTACCTCGCCATGCTCTACTCTTTTTCCAATTTCGCCATCAGCGCCCAACACGATACGGTCATGTTCTCCCCTGCGGAGGACCTGCCGTTCACTAGCCTGCGGCTCTGCACTGAGGCCGGGACGCACTTCTTTATGGTCGGCACGCCTGAGGACCCTGAGTTCTACGAGGTGGCCCCCATCTTGGCGGGTCTGCTGTCTGCTGCTGATACGTTCGATTCCCCCCTCCCTGCGGCGCTGCCCTCCCCTGCCGCCTTTATCGCGTTCACACCCGTGGAGCAACTAATATTAGTTAGTGCAGGGCTTGGCGTGGATATGCACACCCTAGCTGCACAGGCGGGGTCCTCTACGGCGCTGCAAGTCTTGATGGATAAGGCCAAGTCGCTTAACCTCATCATTGCCAAGGCGACCAACGTAACTCCCTTGCTTATGGACCTGCGGGCTAGCCGGGTAGCCACTGCGATGGCAGCTAAGCGCAACCAAGACCACGAGACCCGGATTGCCGATATCGTTGAGGCCCCTACGGTATCCGTGCAAGAGTCCCCGTTCATGCAGATCATACCGGGTGGCGCGGCTATGCTGGAGCGGTTGGAGCGTATGCACCCTAGCCACAGGGCGCAGGCAGAGCGTACTAAGTGGCCGTTCAAAGATATGCAGCCCGGCGACGTTGTGCGTATTCCTGCGTTACTTGCTAAGCGGGCGCAGACTGCGGTGCATGTGTATGCCGCACGGGTAGGAAAGAGGTTTACTAGCAGTTCTGAGCGCGGCACTGGGGTGCTCACTATTGTGCGGCTCAGCGATAAGGCAGGCCGTGGACTGTAATGCCACAACTATGATCGGATAGCCCGCCGCTAGGCTGGACGAGCCAGAGCCCCACCTACGGTGGGGAGCCAGAGCCCCGGAAACGGGGCTTTTTCATGCCCTCACACTACCCCAAAAACCCTTAAAAACCGCCCGATTCAACCCCCCGAAAGCTTGACATGTAATGTAATGTATGATACAATCGACTTATCGACTTGAGGATCGCTTCGAGTTGTTAGGCACCATATTCCCCTAGGGCCACATCATTAACAATCTGACGTAAGTCTACCCAACTAATATTAGTTGGAAGGACGAGCAAGCCGCTGCCGGTTCAATCCGGGAGTTACATAGCTGACAGCACCAAGAACCCACCTAAGAGGTCGACGGTCGAAGAAGCTCCCTGAACAAGAAAGCGTGGGGTATAGCCCCCACACAGTGTGGTAACAGCACTGTGCAATGCAACCGATACTACCTAAATGGGTGGGGTGCTCTGCCAGAGATGGTAATCACCCCTAACGCAGGAAGCGTGTAACGGTCGGAGTAGTCAATTACATATACCGGGCTTCTAGCCTATGACTGCCGAGACCCTACGCCAACGACTGCTAGGAACACGAACCCTTCACAGGGAATACGCGTGAACGACGACCCCTATCGTAGTTACAAGCCAAAGACGTAAGCATACAAGCCAAAGATTCTGACGGGCCGCACACTGCGGTTCGTGCTAGAGCGCCTAGCATGTAGGACACACATCGTGTCCTATGTAGTGGATGCTCCACTGGGTAACTAAGATTAGTTACTCTATCTAACTTAATGGAATTATTATGAATACGTTTACGACATTGTCGATGCACATGAACAAGCATGTATATACCAAGGGTGCCCACAAGGGCGACGCTCCGCTGGATGGTAGCCGCAGGGGTCGCTGTACTCACCGCGTAGTTAAGCAGAGCGACCACATGGCGGTCATCATGCACCGCACGGCTATCCTGCATGCTTATGAGGATGGGACGTTCATGCTGGACACGGCGGGCTGGCACAACTCCCCAACAACCAAGGAAGCAGTGTGGGTAGCACTGCGGTTCACACCACTGGCGGGGCGCCGCATCTATAGCAGACGAGTATTTGGTAAGTCTCAGTTGTGCATAACGCTCAAGGATGGGCGGGTCGTCAGGTATTACGACGGTATGAAGTTCGACGCTGACGGTATGCTGACTACCCCGCTGGCGACGTTCGCGCGGTACGGTATCAACAAGCAAGAGGCCAAGCGGTTCGCTGACGATATCAAGGCGTCAGGGTTCAAGGCTATGTTCCCCTTGCTGTATGCCACATGCAAGGCCCCGGACAGTGGGGTACCCCACATGCCGGACCACCGCCGCCTCCAGCATATCTTGGAGACTGACTACAACGCCCACCAGTGGTCCGAGATCATCGAGTATTTCAAGTTTGCGATGCAGTATGACTACAAGACGCAGACACGGTTCTGTGCGGAGCGCGGCGATGCCAAGTCCTGCTGGGCTGCGATTATGAAAACCTGCAAGTCTCGTATGTACGAGACCCCTGCAACCACTGTCACCTCCATCTAATATTAGTTACCTCAAGGAAATCATCATGCAAGTAAACCTCAACCAAGCCGCCACTCTCATCCGTACCTGCGGTACTACCAATACCTTTCTGCTGCAAGGGCAGCCCGGCGTAGGCAAGTCAGCCCTCCTCGGTATGCTGGCCCGTGAGATGCCTGACTATCTCCCGTGCTACATCGACGTAGCTAACCTTGACCTCGGTGACTTGGGTATGCCGGTCATTGACCGTGAGCATATGGTTACCAACTACGCCCCAAATGCTAGGTTCGGTATCGGCAAGGGTCAAGATCGCCCGGTGTTGCTGATGCTTGACGAGTTGGGCAAGGGTGCGCGGCCTATCATCAATATGCTGCTGCCCGTTATCCTTGAGCATAGGCTGGGCGACGTTCACCTGCCAGTGGGCAGTATTGTGTTTGGTACGACTAACCTTGCGACTGACGGTGTGGGCGACGCTATCCCGGCACATGCTCAGAACCGCATGACGGTGCTCGATATCGCTAACCCTACGGTTGACGAGTGGCTTGGCTGGGCGGCTAACAATGACGTAGCGCCGGAGGTTATGGCGTTTGCCCGTGACTTCCCTCAGGTGTTCGAGCGGTACGACCTGATCGACAAGGCAGAAAAGAACCCGTACATCTTCAGTCCGTTGACGGGCAACACCAAGGCATTCTGTTCCCCTAGGTCTATGGAGAAAGCAAGCAACCTTATCAAGCAGCGTAGTTCGTTAGGTAGTGCCCTGCTGCCCGCCCTGATCGGTACGTTGGGCGAGTCTGCTGCCCGTGACCTTGAGGCCCTTGTGCATCTGGCCGATGGTATGACTAGCTTTGCCAGTATCGTGGCGGACCCTGCCAAGGCGCGGCTGCCTGAGGGCGCTGGAAGTTATTTTTTGATGGCCTTCAGTCTGGCCGCTCGTGCCAAGGAGGATACGCTGGGCGCGATCATTACGTACGTCAACCGCTTCGAGTCGTTTGAGGCCAAGTGTCTGTTCGCTACCACACTGGCAAGCAACAAGGCCAAGGTTGGTATGGCATGTTCTGATAGGTCTTTTACAGCAATGGCCAGCGCGCTTGGGAAATTTTTCTAACTAATATTAGATAGGGATCATCATGCTAGTCACAGAACGCACATCAAACGGCCAAGTCGTAGTCACCCTGCACAGGGACTGGTCACCTGACCGAATCAGCAAAGCCTACGTCCCCCGCTTTCAAAACAATATCCCGTCAAGGGATGACTACAAATGGCAGTCAGTATTACTAAGGACCAGGAAATGAAAATCAAAGTATCAGAAGCCACAAACACCCAGCTTGACTGGCTGGTGGCGCACAGTGCAGAGCTTGTGGTAATTCAAGTAAAGAATGGGCATACCTACGTGCCTAAATACCCTACTATCGGAGGCCAGCGATTCACGCCGACAACCGACTGGTCACAAGGGGGGACTATCTTGTCCGAGGCCCGAATTAGCCGAACCATCGACCACTCAGGGCTGTGGGTTGCTTACTGGACTGACGGGTACGGTGAGGGCGACGACGCCAAGAAGTGGATGCAGTGTGACCGCAGTGAGTTGGTTGCTGGTCTGCGCTGCTACGTTGTCTCCCGCCTCGGTGGCGAGGTCGAGGTACCAGAGGGGCTACTATGATTAAAAACGCAACGCCCGGCCAACCCATCTAATATTAGTTACATACAACCTAAGGAAACACCATGAACAGTTCAGATCGTATTAAACGTGCCCACGTATCCATCATGCAGCACAAGAAGATGTGTGTATTCTCCGGCCTGTTGGCCTGTGGCAAGGTGACCGTGACCGAGGACATACCCACTGCCTGTACGGACGGCTGGAACGTGCAGTACAACCCCGCGTTCGTTGACGGGCTCAAGGACTCCGAGTTGCGGTTCCTCGTGTTGCACGAGGCGTTGCATAAGGCCTATAGGCACTTGCACGTATGGAAAAGCCTGTGGGCTATCGACGCCCGGCTTGCGAATATTGCGGCTGACCACTTCAACAACCTGTCACTGGTTGATCTGGATGCTGGCGAGGGGTTCATTACCATGCTCAAGGTAGGCGTACAGCCTGACCCGCAGTACCGTGGTATGTCCGTGGCGATGATCTTCGACAAGCTCAAGCAAGACCCTCCACCCAAGGACGAGGGCAGCGGCGAGGGTAGCGGTATGGATGAGCATGATTGGGAGTCAGGCAACGCCCCCAGCGAAGCAGAGCAAGAGGCACAAGGCAAGGAGATCGACCGGGCTATGCGTCAGGGCGAGATCATGCGCAGCAAGATGCAAGGCAAGGGTAGCAAGGGACAGTCCGGGGTGTTCGGTGACTTGCTGACGCCCGTGGTTGACTGGCGCAAGGTGCTGCGCGACTTCATTACCGAGACCTGTGCGGGGCGCGACGAGTCCACATGGCGCAAGCCCAACCGCAGGTACATAGGCGACGATGTGTATATGCCTAGCATGATGAGTAATACCATGCGAGAACTCGTGGTGGGGTTCGACACCTCTGGCTCGTGCTTCGGCGGCGCAGATATGGCACGGTTCGTGTCCGAGATCAAGGTCATCATCGAGGACGTTAAGCCTAGCAAGTGTCGCATTATCTACTGGGATACCGAAGTACGTGGCGAGCAAGTGTTCGAGGACGGGCTGTTCGAGGTACAGAGCCTCAAGCCCCGTGGGGGTGGCGGTACAGACGGCTCCGTTCTGTTTGATTACCTGCGTGACAAGCAGATATCCCCTGACGCCATTGTCCAACTCAGTGATGGCTTCGTAGGTAGCTTCGGCACTAGCTCATGGCCTACGCTGTGGGCACTCACAACTAATATTAGTTCACCATACGGCACGACTATTCACTTAGGAGACTGACATGAACGCAGCAGAGCTAAAGATCGCGGACCCCAAGCGGTTCGACAAAGAGTATTACAAGTGGTGCATCCATGCCCTGGATTACGAATGGTGGGACTATACGGTGGAGATGTTTACAGAAGACTGCGCCCCGAAAGGGGTAGAGGTAGTGGACACTGCGTTCAGTATCCCCGGATCGGCAGGGTTTGAGGGCTGGGTAAACGTCGCGGTATTCATGGAGCGTTCGGGACTAGCAGAGAAGTACCCGGCGCTGTATCTCGGGGTTACCGATGACGGGGGTAGGGCTAAGGTGTCGGTTACCCGCAACTCCAATATGCGTGTGTCGTATGACTCCTACGTTATTCAAACTGCACCTTCCGGGATGTTCTCGGGGCTGGACCAAGCTACGTGGGAGGAGCTTATCGAGAGCCAAGAAGCAGAGGCCGACTTGGAAGCCGCCATGCAAGAGTACTGCAACGACTTAGGTAACGAGTTGCACACGATGCTGCGCAACGAAGAAGACTACCTGACTAGCGAAGAAGCATACATCGAGTATTGCGAAGCCAACGACATCACATTTGAAACAGAGGAAGATTATGAAACTAATTGCTAACCTTGGTGGGACTAACGTAGTGTTAAGTGTCTCGCAGTTTGCCGCCCTCGCGGAAATTATTGAGACAGGTGAGGCACTGGAAAACAAATACATGGGCACAGGACTAGGTACCAACGGCGGTAACTACATGGAGGTGCTGGCTCCTGTCAAGCTGCAAGACGTACTCAAGCCCGGAGTAATGACGGACACAGCGTATGAGGCCTTGGTGTTCGTCACCAAACAACTAGCGGACGCGGCAAAACAGTAGGCCATCTGTAAGCAACGCAATCTAATATTAGTTACCAACCAAGGAAATCAAATGAGCATCACAACAATCGCCGGAATCGCACGGGCTGCTATGTTAGTAGACCTTAACATCAAAGTTTACTCAGGCCGTAAGCAAGACCGCAAGACACAAGCGGAAGTTACCACGGCCAAGGGTTCAGGCTCTAAGCGTGCCGCGTCTGTGTATAAATCGCTGTTCGCTGACTGCAAGGAGCTAGACGACATCACCAAGTACCAAGCCCGCATACGTGCCGAGCACTACCGCCTGACTAAGCCGTGGGCAGATAACGGCCAGCGCCTGCTGCCTACCAAGCTGCTGCTGGAGTACCAAGGGGCTATGGGCAAGTGCAAGACTGAGTTCGAGTTCCTCGTGGACAAGTTCGTAGTCAAGTACGACACCCTCGTGGCGGCGGCTGCGTTTCAACTGGGTACACTGTTCGACCGTGACGAGTACCTGCCCGGGAGTCAGATCGCCCGTAAGTTTGCCATCGAGACTTCGTTCAGCCCCCTGCCTATCGCAGGTGACTTCCGGGTGGACATCGAGAGCGAGGTACAACAGCAACTCATTACGCAGTATGAGGCTAAGTCCAAGGCATTGCTTGCGCAGTCTACTCAGGACTCATGGACCCGGCTGCATAAGGTATTGTCCAATCTCAGTGAGCGACTTGTCATTGAGGAGGACGGTACCAAGCGTAAGTTCCACGACACCCTCGTGTCCAATGCAGAAGAGTTGTGCGAGTTGCTGGACGCCCTGAACGTCACGGCTGACCCTGATCTGGAGCGGGCACGTAGCAAACTGCTGGATGCTATGACGGGTGTTACTCCCAAAGAACTACGTACCGAGGACAGCACTCGCATTGAAACTAAACGCAAAGTGGACGCTATCTTGGACGCCTTCGACTGGGGAGTGGAAGATGCTGACGCATGCTGACTGGCCCCGGGTTAAACACCTAGACGCCCTATACCAAATAAAGGTTTTTTACCCCATGACCCCTGAAGCTGGACCCCGCCTAACCTCGAACCGTTATGAAGAGCGAGGGGGCGCGTATACCCTGCGCTCATGGGTATACGCAGGCAAAGAGAAGACCTCAGAGGGAGAGTTGCAAAACCGCCCCGACTGGCTGAAAGCCATCATAAATGTGGCTACTATTGGGGGGCAGTTACAGCGCCCCCCGGTAGCTCCGCCGACTTGCATCGTCTGGTTCCGTACCGGCGCAAACTACACGCTCATTGACTTTATCGACTTCACAAAGGAGTAACTATGATCAACGACAACTTATCCAACGAAGAACTTATCCGCGAGGCGGACAACCAACACGTGCAGGGGCTCGCTAGTGCTCTGGCGGAACGCCTGGATATGCAGCAATATAAAGGGTCTGTGTTCCAAGACCAAGCGGCATTTATGCGGGCTTGTGGGCAGACAACCACCACAGAAAACGCAGCCCAAGCCGGCTTGTATACCAACCTGATAAACGAAGAGCTAAACGAACTTGGCGCGGCACTTGAGGCGGATGATGAGGTAGAAGCCTTTGATGCCGTGCTGGACTCCATCGTCGTGCTGATCGGGCTAGGGTTATCGTTAGGCTGGCCTATGGAGAAGGGATGGGCAGAGGTTGTTCGTTCTAACTTCGCTAAGGTAGACCCGGTTACTGGCAAGGTAACTCGCCGTGAGGATGGAAAAATTCTGAAACCCGAGGGCTGGACGCCACCTAACCTCGAACTAATATTAGATGAACATAAAGCATTCCTCAATTCCTCATACCCCGGAGTATTGAAATGACTAAGACTGCCACGACAGAAGCATACGCCCCACGGGTCAAACGCCCTAACGAAGCAACCCCGCCAAAGAGTAACTACAAGGATACAACATATAGAACGGGCGATGGGGACATGTTCCCCCCACCTCGCCCCGGGTCACTGGACTTCCTCAAGTACAAGTCCAAAGGATATCCGACATGAGCCCCGGCTACTGGGCGATGCTTATCCTAGGCGTTGTCGCGGGCTGCGGGCTTACGGCATTTCTTGCGGAAGTTGCAGACGGCACCCCAGAAGAGCGCCGTGCGTACGAGGCCAAACGGGCACGGGAAGACGCCGAAGCCATGCTTCGGGGTGAGTTGTAAATAAACAAGTAATGGAGATAACTAAATGACAGAACAAGAAATAACCCAAGCCCGCGCTGATGTTGACCAGCTTGACATCGAGCAACTGCGTTGCGGCGTGATGTTGCAACTACTCAAGATCGAGGAGCTCACAAAAGAGCGTGATACATGGGTAGAACGGCATAAAGAGTGCGTTAAATGTCTCGGAGAAGCACTGCAAGACACGGCAGATTTAGCTGCGGCTGCAAAGCTGGCACTTGATTCTGCTGCAAAGCTGGCACTTGATTCTGCTGTAGACGTATACGCTACATGCGATCGGTATGGAGATGGCGATCAAAAGGCAATGGAGTCTCTATCAAAAGCAATCGAAGCACTACGTCAGGTGGGTGTGCAATGAAACCGCGTATCAGAAAAGAGTACTCAACCACTTACCGCCGCCCCATGTGGTTTTGCCGTGGGGGTGGAAGCCTTGGCATAGCTGCCGCACCCGAATGGGCTTATTGGAATTGGCGGTGGCAGAAAGCGGGGGTGCAATGAGCTTGCCGCCCCTACCAAGAAACAAAGCACTAGAGCAAGCCTGCGGGTTTGACGCCCTTCACTACCATGAGGCTATCGCCTACGGCCAGCAATGCTACGAGCAAGCCCTGCTGGACGCCATGAACGCCACTCTCGCATTTGGAAAAACCGGAGCCGTTATTGCGGCTGCAATCGGAGCACTTAAATGACAACAAAACATACGCCGGGGCCATGGATAGACAAAGCCTTCGACAAATCTCAGTGGAATGTTTACGACTCTCATGGATGGCCAGTCGCACAAGCCCTGCAAATCAAAGTGTTGAACGCAGACATAAAACAAGCTGAGCGCACAGCAAACGCCCGCCTAATAGCCGCTGCGCCTGATCTGATTGAGGCTTTGACCGTTTTGTCTGATTGGGTGGAAAGCCTAATCAGCGACAACGAGTGCCGGCCACTTGAGAATGCCCGCGCAGCCATTGCCAAAGCAACCGGAGAAACACAATGACAGAACAAAAAAGACAAGCAGCGAGGCTAGTCCGTATGCTCAATGATGGGTACTCCGGCATGAGAGCAGTGCGGGAAGTAATAGCATTGTTAGAACAGTGGCCTGAAGCCGAGCAAGCGCAGGCGGTGGAGCCCATCGGCTACGTCAGACATGCAGACAAGACTTTTTGGCCTCATCCCGAATGCGCCGTGTATGCATCCGTGTCACCGAGCCTTGCGCCTGTGTACGCGCACCCAGCCCCAACACCAGCCGGTAAGCGTGCGGAGTTGAGTGCAGACCTTCGACTCAATCACGAATATTGCCCGAAAGAAGTAATCTTGGAAGCCGCCGACATGCTGGAGGCTGATGCGCAAGAACTTGAAGCAACTGAGCGACAGGTGGAAATCCTGAGCGATGACTTATCGAAGTGCAGCAAGGCGCATCAAGTAGCAGTGCCCATGACTGAGGCGCAAATATTCGCTTGCGACCCAGTCCCGCACGTCATGTTTGACCGGCAGCGGATTGATTTTGCCCGCGCTATCGAAGCCTTCCACGGCATAGGAGTCAAGCCATGACAGTGCTTGTGGTCCTTGGCTCATACACGGCGGTGTTGCTTGGCATTGTTTTATTTTTGCGGGGCGTGGCGATGCCACTCTTTCACAAGGCGTTTGCCGTCGAGGGATGGGTTTCTTTTTTTGTGGGGCTGGCATTTATACACTCGCCCTTTTACTACACCTTTCAGTAGGAGCAAAGCCATGAGCATGCAATCAATCAGGGAAGCACTCACACGGCACGGCCCGATGACAGCCGCGCAACTTGGCGCACGCGTTGAACTTAGCCCGCCGTCAATCAGCTCGCAGCTCAAAAACCTGCGCGAACGGCGAGAAGTCCACATCATGGAGTGGATACTGTTCACGGGCAACGGTCCGGGTCGCAACACACCCATTCACGCCCTTGGTGATGCGCCCGATGCAACGAGCAAGACCCGAGGCAAGCGTGCGTTAGCCAAAGCCGCAAAAGAAGCGAAAGCATCCAAAGCAGCGGCAGTGCAGGCAAAGGCTCGGGCCTACGCAGAGTTACGGCAACAAGCGGGTATGTGGGGAGGGTTGGTATGCAGTGCATAAACGACGATTGCACCAGCACAGACGACACCCGCATTGTCGAGTCCCGCAAGTCTGCTGCGACAACTTACCGGGTTCACCTCTGCACGGCCTGTGGTCACCGGTACAACACAGTAGAGATTGTCACGGCTAACGAAACGATACCGCAGTCAGTGCGGCGCCCAAAGGAGTGCGCATGACACACAAGTTAAACAGCGACCGAACCGCAGTCATTGCGCCGGATGTGAAGTGGATACCGATTAATAAGAACACGCCTATCGGTTGCCGGATGCAGCTAATTGAGCGGGCGCAAGGCGTGGCATACACCAGAGTTCACCACAGGGGTGACGGGTTCACGCACTGGTCCCCATTGCCAACTTTTGAGCCCTTAGAAAAATGACTTACATCCGTGTGGTTACCAAGAACGCAGCGACTAACCCCATAGCGCGGGCTGTTGCACGGCAGAAGTTGAGAAGTCTTTTACTTACATCCAAGATTTCACTGTACATGATGACTCCTGAGGATGAGTATCAGGAACGTCTGGGTGCTATCGTAGCTACGCTGGGACCCATGATCGTAGCGGCATGTATCGAAACCGCAGACCGAGGGACTAAGCTGGAAGAGCTTATTCAGACCATGCAGGTGGGTAGAGATGTATGCGTACAACTACTTACTGCGGGTACGTATGACCCAACGCAAGCCCGTGTAATTTGTGATGCGCTCGACGCGGCGGAAGAAGTTAACCCTAGGGTTAACCCGGAGGCAATGCAGAAAGCCCTGTATAGCATGTATGCGGGCGGGCACAATTAAGGCTTTCTTTGTAATGGAGACGGTAAATGCATGATCAGAACACCCCCGCATTTGAAACGTGGACTCGGGAAGAAATTAACAAACTGGCATACACACTGCACAAGCAACTAATAGATGTTGTGGAGCGGAACGCCAAATTACGGCTTGCGCTTAGGGAAGCCAAGCTGGTTAACGAACTACAGAAAGATGATTGGAAATGAGCGCATTAGATATTCAAATTGGCGGGGAACATTACCGGAAGATGAAGATTCAGCCTATCGAATTCATTCACGCTAATGAGTTGGATTTCCTGCAAGGCAACGTGGTTAAGTACATCACGCGCCACAAAAACAAAAACGGTGCCGCCGATGTCCGCAAGGCGTTGCACTACTGCCAACTAATATTAGAACTACAGTACAAGGAAGAATCAAATGGCACAAACCCCTGAAGCCGCTGTAAAAGCAGCGGTTAAGCGCATACTTAATGCGCATGATGTGTACTACTTCCCCCCAGCCACGGGCGGGTATGGGCGCTCCGGCGTGCCGGATATCGTCTGCTGCGTCAACGGAAAGTTCCTCGCTATTGAATGCAAGGCAGGCAAGGGCAAGACTACGGTACTGCAAGACCGGGAGCTACAAGCTATCAAAGAGGCAGGCGGTATTGCTATGGTGATTAACGAGGACAACTATG